TCGTCCTGTTTATCCCCGAGCATGGTAGAAACAGTCCACAAAGGCCCTATGACTGGTAATCTCTAGGAAATGAAACTAGAACTGGTAGAAAACCCGCCACCCCTTACGGGGGCTGTCAGGCCTCGATTACATACGCCCTGGCTGGAAGGCGAATCTAAGGTAGATGCCATAATTAAACTTGCCGAGCTAATCGGCCAGCCGTTATTGGAGTGGCAGATCGTAATCCTGCGAGATATGTGCGCCGTAGATGAGAACGATCAATTTATAAAAAAATCTAGCTTGTTAGTTTGCAGCCGGCAGTCAGGTAAAAGCCATGTGCTGCGTATGCGCGTACTTGCAGGTTTATTTTATTTTGGCGAGATGAATATATTGATTATGAGCTCGCAGATGCTCATGGCCTCTAAGTCGCTAGAGATCATGGCAGGCATTATTGATCGCAACGAGTTCCTGCGCAGCCAGGTAAAGGGCGGCAATATAGAAAAGGCTTACAAGCGCACTAATGGTAATAACCGAATCATCTTAGAATCAGGTGCGGAAGTCCGAGTAGTAGCTGCGACTGCAGACTCTAGCCGTGGTTTAACGGCCGATGTAGTCTGGATCGATGAGCTGCGCCATGTCGGTACAGAGGCGATGGATGCTGTTAAGAGTACGACCTTAACGCGCCCTAATTCGCAGCGATTTTACACGTCTAATGCTGGCTTTAAAGATAGCCACGTCTTAAATGACATGCGTGAAAGATCGCTAAACAAGCCGCCTAAGTCCGTGGGATATTACGAGTACAGCGCGCACGATGGCTGTGACATCTGGGATCGATCTGCCTGGGCGATGGCTAACCCGTCTTTAGGTTACTTAATTACTGAGGCCGCGATCGAGGAGATAGTTGCTACATCTGATTACAGCGCGGTAATGACTGAGAACTTATGCAAGTGGGTAGGCACGGATCTATCGCCGTGGACACCTGGCAGCTGGGATGAGTGCGCTGATCCTGAGCTAATCCTGTCGCCTGGCATGTATTCGATGTTTGCCTTTGACATTGAGCCGCACTCTAAACGCCACGCAGCTCTAATGGCTGGTGCAATATTGCCCGATGGCCGCATAGGTATAAGCCTGGTTAAAACGTGGGAGTCTGATCGCGCTATTGATGAGCTAAAGATTGCCGTAGATATAAAGGCTTACTGCGATGAGTGGATGCCTAAGCAAGTGCTGTTTGACAAATATACCGGGCAAGCTATTGCCGATCGCCTGCATAATTCTGGCGTAAAAATAGAGGATTGCTCAGGATCGCAGTTCTACGTTGCCTGCCAGACGTTCAAAGATTACATAGATAACAAGCGCGTAGTTCATGGCAATCAAGAATTTCTAAATGAGTCTATGGATAACGTAGCTGCTAAAAGTAACGATCAAGCCTGGCGCATTATCCGTAAACGCAGCAGCGGCAGCGTAGCCGCGCCAATTTCAGCGGCCATGCTCGTAATGCACCTATCTAAGCCAATGCAAGAAGCCAAGATATACGCCTAGCGACACGCCGAACAGAATCGGTAATGTGCTTGACAATTTGAGAAAATCCCACTTATGGGATTACTGGAAACTTTAGGGTTAAAAGCTAAGGCAGAAGTTACTGCCCAATACGCCCCTGCCATCATGGACAGTACATACGGCGCAGGCATGTACAGCTATAACAGCGGCCTATCTAATTATGGTTATGGCGTTGCGCTTGATCGCAATACTGCGTTGCAAGTACCTAGCGTTAGCCGTTGCCGCAATTTAATTGCAGGCGTTATATCAAGCATTGAACTAGGACTATACAAAAAATCTACAGGTAAAAAATTAGAAAGCCCGGTATGGCTAGAGCAACCAGATATACGCCAGCCGCTTAGCGTTACCTTGGCCTACACAGTAGATGCTTTACTATTTTACGGCGTTGGTTATTGGCGCGTTACATCACTTTATGCAGACGATGGCCGCCCATCAGGTTTTGAATTTATTCCTAATACTCGCGTTACTGTAACTACAAACCAGTACGGCGATGAGGTTGAGTATTACTCAGTAAATGGCGTTCGCGTACCTATGGGTGGTATTGGTTCGCTAGTTACATTTCAATCATTATTGCCTGGCGTATTACAAACTGGTGGCCGCACTATTCAAGCTGCGTTAGATATTCAAAAGGCTGCAGCAGTTGCAGCTGCTACGCCAATGGCAACCACAATTCTTAAAAATACTGGTGCGGATCTACCAGAGGCGCAGATCCAAGGCTTACTAGCTGCGTGGAAATCAGCGCGTACTAATCGCAGTACCGCATATCTCACTAGCACTTTAGAAGCGCAAAATTTAGGCTTTAGTCCTAAAGATATGACATACAACGAAAGTAGCCAATACCTTGCTACTGAAATTGCGCGTTTGATGAACGTGCCGGCATATTACATAAGTGCAGATATGAATAACAGCATGACATATCAGAATATTTTAGATGGCCGTAAAGAATTCGTGGCTTATTCATTACAGCCATTTATTAGCGCGATCGAAAATCGTCTAAGCATGGATGACATAACCGCGCATGGTAATCGTGTGCGTTTTGCTGTTGATGAAACTTTCTTACGCGCAGACACTATGGCGCGACTAGATGCAATAGAGAAAATGTTAAACCTAGGTTTAATCGATGTTGCACAAGCGCAATCGATGGAACAGCTAACACCTAATGGATCAGGAGATACTGCAAATGTTGCACTTAACGTTTAATAACGCGATCGAGGCGGCCGATACAGAACGCCGCATGATCTCAGGCAAGATCGCGCCATACGGCGAAGTCGGTTACACATCCGCCGGGCCTGTCGTGTTTGAACGCGGATCTATTTCAATTCCAGATGTAACAAAAATTAAATTACTAATGCAGCATGACAGCACAAAGCCAGTAGGTCGCGCTACATATTCCAGCGATGATGAAAGTGGCATGTATGCATCGTTCAAAATTTCAAGTAGCAGCCGGGGACAGGATGCACTTGTACTAGCTCAGGAAAACCTTGTATCTGGCTTATCCGTAGGCGTGGATGTATCCGCGTCTAAGCAGATGAAGGGTTACCTGTTGGTTACCGCTGCAGTCCTGAAAGAAGTAAGCCTTGTGGAGTCGGCTGCCTTCGATTCAGCGGCCGTAACTGATATTGCAGCGGCTAAAGCTGAACTAGAAGCAGCGATGAGTAACAGCACAAAAACAACAACGATCAATACGACAATCGTAGAAATCGAAACCGAAACCGAAACCGAAAGCGAGGCAGCTGTGACTACAGCCCCTATTGATACACCGGATGTACCGGCAGAAAAACCAGTCGAGGCTGCACCAGTTCAAGCAGCTCGCCAGATTATTCGCCCATCCGTATTAGACAGCCAGACAGTACGCACACCAATTACATCTATGGCAAAGTACACAGAGCATAAGATTAAGGCTGCCTTAGGCAACCACGATTCAATTCTCTACGTTACAGCTGCAGATGATGATTTCAGCACTAACCCAGCATTTAGCCCAACACAATACCTAAGCGAGTTTCCAACCAATACACGTTTCGGCACACCATCAATCGATGCATGTTCTCGCGGCGTATTGCCAGCAAGCGGCATGACAATTAACGTGCCATCACTTGTTACATCAGCAGGCGGTCAAACAGGTGTTGCACCTGTTGTAACTGTTGAGGCAGAAGGCGGCGCAGTAGCTAACACAGGCATGGTTACACAATACCTATCAGGAACTGTAAACAAATATTCAGGTATGAACACAATCAGCATTGAACTGCTAGAACGTTCAGACCCTAATTTCTATGCTGAACTAACACAGCAACTACAAAATGCTTACCTAAAAACACTAGATACAACAGTTAATGCTGCACTTGTTACAGCAGGTACTGTTGCAACTACTGCACAAGCTGCTACATCAGCAGGCATTATCGGTTACGCATCAGAAGCTGCTCGCCTTGTATATGAGGCAACTGGTTACTACGCACAGAACTACATCGCCAACGGATCACAATGGCAGCTACTAATGGGTGCATCAGATACAACAGGTCGCCCAATTTATTCGGCATCTCAACCTATGAATAGTGGCGGCCTAATTCAGCCTGGCAGTATTCGCGGCAACGTGCTTGGCCTAGATCTATATGTCGATAAGAACTTTGCAGCAACAACAACTGTTGATGACTCAGCAATTATCCTTGCGCCAGAAGCATTTACTGTTTACCAGTCACCACAGGCATATATGTCTGTAAACGTTGTAAGCAACCTACAGGTACAGGTAGCGATCTATGGCTACATGGCAACAATCGCCAAGATGCCTAAGGGAATTATCCGTTACAACTTTACCTAAGCCCTAACCCTAATAGTCGGTAGGGCATTAGCCCTTTGCCCTACCGACCCTAACTAAGTAAGGAGTACCGATTATGGCCGCTACATATGTAACAGTCGCCGAGCTACGCACAAATCTTGGCATCGGTACTCTTTACTCAGATAGCACTGTCGAGGAGTGCTGCCAAGCCGCACAGGATCAAATCAACAGTTTCCTTTGGTTTGATTCTGCGCCAGTCGTGGGGACTGCATTGGTAAGCAACGTTGCCACAGTAATGTTGGCCAACCCCGGACTATTTACAACAGGCGAAAGCGTGACCATATCCGGGGCTGGCTCGACATTTAACGGCACTTACACAATTACTGCCACGTTGCCATTTAGCACAGGTACTACAAATTTATTGCCAGCATTTAATATGCAGCTAAATTATTATCAGCAACCACGCGGCTATAGTTTTATTCAATATGCCAAGGTTGCAGCAGATGAAAACTTTAGGCGCGTAGTGCCATCAGGCGCAGCTGTAGGTGCAGATACAAAGACTGCTACCTACGTTAATACAGCAAGCGTTAGACAAGCTGCGATGATCTTGGCCGTAGATATTTGGCAGGCTCGCCAAGTATCTCAGACAGGCGGCGTAGGACTCGATGGCTTTAGCCCTAGCCCTTACCGCATGGGTAACAGCATGATAGGCAAAATACGAGGCCTGCTAGCCCCGTACCAGAGTCCGAATACCATGGTGGGGTAAATGCCTACCGCTGCAATTACCACGCTGCGTAGCACCATCGCAACGGCTTTAACTAATGATGGAGTCTGGTCGGTATTCGCATATCCGCCTGCAACCATTTTGGCTAACAGCTGCGTAGTAATACCGGCAGATCCATATCTAACACCTAGCAATAACAGCTATATAACTATTTCGCCTATGGCTAATTTCAAGATTCTGCTAACTGTGCCGATGTTTGATAATCAAGGCAACCTGCAGGGCATTGAGGATTTTATTGTTGCAGCCTATACAAAACTAGCTGCATCTAATCTTGTATTTAATATAACTAGCGTTAGCGCGCCTGGCGTATTAAATGCTGATAGCGGTGACTTACTAACCGCTGAGTTCACCATATCCATACTATCGAGCTGGAGTTAAACCATGTCATACACAGATGAGGATATTGCCTTTTTAATTAAAATTGGGCAGATCACAGAAGCACCAAAAGAAACAAAAACCAAAGCACCTGCAACCGAGAAAACAGAGGAATAATTCATGGCCGTATATTTAAGCAATACCGTTGTAGTTACGCTTAACTCGATCGCCCTAAGTGATCATGTTACATCTGCAACAATTAACCGCGTATTTGATGAACTTGAAGTAACTGCTATGGGCGACACAGCTCATAAGTTCGTTAAGGGTTTAGAGGCCAGCACAATTACTCTAGATTTCCTAAGCGATACAGCTGCTGCAAACGTAAACGCAACCCTGCAAGCTGCATGGGGTACAACAGTACCTATTACGCTAAAGCAGACAAGCGCAACTACATCAGCTACTAACCCGCTATACAGCACAACAATCTTGGTAAATAACACTACCGATATTAACGGCGCAGTAGCAGACATCGCTACACAATCAATTACATTTACTTGTAATTCACCAATCGTAATTACAACCGCACCATAACAAAAAGAATAGGGGCTAACAAATGGCTAAGTTAAAGATCACAAAGGCTGATGGATCGTTATCTGAACACCAGATAACTCCATCGATCGAATACGCGTTCGAGTTATATGCTAAAAAAGGTTTTCATAAAGCCTTTCGCGATGACGAAAAACAAAGCGATGTTTATTGGTTAGCGTGGGAGTGTTTAAGAGCTGCAGGCGAAACCGTGCCAATGTTCGGTGCACCGTTCTTAGCAACACTTAAAAAGGTTGAGGTTCTGGATGATGACCCGGAACTATAGGGCGTGACTCGTTTACTTACTTGATCGCACGGATCAGTTTGGAAACGGGTATCGCGCCCAATGATTTACTAGCACTAGACAGCAGGATGTTTAAGACTTTATTGCAGGCGATGAAAGACCGAAACAAGGAGATGCGAGATGCCAGTACAGGTAAAAGGCGGCATTGAACTTCGCAAAGCCCTTAGAAAATTTACACCTGATCTAGCTAAAGATACGCAAAGAGAAATGGCAGCTTTGCTCAAACCTATTGCTGCTAAAGCTCGCGGTTACATGCCAGCCACAGCGCCACTTTCAGGCTGGGGCAAAGTGCCTATAACTGGGACATTTCCTTATTACAACGCTAAGGCCGCTAGAGGTGGGGTTGGATATAAGACAACACCTAGTAAACCTAATCGCCAAGGATTTAGATCTTTAGCCCGTATTCAGAACGCATCGGCATCTGGCGCAATCTATGAAACCGCTGGCCGTAAAAACCCTGGTGGTAATTTTAGCCCGCGTTTAGGGCCATTGACAGGTATGAAAAAGATGGCTGGTCGCGGCATATTTAGGGCATGGTCTGAGGATGGCGGCAAGACTAATGCAGCTGTTATAAAAGCAATAGAAGCAAGTCGAGATAAATTCTATGCGGCTGTAGGTAATAACTAATGGCACAGGATGCAACAGTAAGAATTGATTTAGCCGCCGAATTTACTGGCAGAAAAGCATTTAAACAGGCAGACACCTCTACGGCACAGTTATCTAAAAACGTAAAGAATTTAGCCAAGACTTTTGGAGTTGCATTTAGCACAACTAAAATATTGGCCTATGCCAAGGCATCGGTAAAGGCTGCTGCGGCCGATCAGAAGGCTCAACAGCAATTAGCCCTAGCACTTAAAAACGTAGGCTTAGGTCGAGATGCAGCAACCGCTGAAGGTTACATACAGCGCATCGAAAAAGAGTTTGGCATAGTTGATGACAAGCTGCGCCCCGCCTATACAAAGTTAGCGATAGCCACACGCGATACAGCTGAAACTGAACGCTTAATGGGTATCGCTATGGATATAAGCGCGAATAGTGGTAAAGACTTAGAGTCAGTTACAGCTGCGCTATCAAAGGCTTACCTGGGCAATAACGCCACGCTTAGCAAGTTAGGCATAGGCATATCTAAAGCCGATCTTAAAACTAAGTCATTTAAAGAGATAACAGATCAATTAGCCGTAACCTTTGCAGGCGCAGCCAAGACATCTGCAGATTCTTTTGCTGGCTCAATGGATAAACTGGCTATTGCATCTAATAATGCTAAAGAGATTATCGGTACAAGCCTTATAAATGCCCTGCAATCTTTGGGCGAGGATGACACCATGGCTACGCTTAGTAGCGATATTGAAGGTGCAGCTACATCCCTGGCTAATTTCGTTGATTCAATCGTGTATCTAAAAGAGCAAGTTAAATCTATACCGGGTGCTGGCATTTTCGGTTATTTATTTAGCGGCGTAACTGATCTGCTAGGCAGATTTAGCCCACAGCGTTTGGCATATCTGATCAAAGAAATTAAGGGTTTCCAAGGCATGGGTAACGTTGCCATGACTGGTGGCTCAAATATGGACACCCAAAAATTTGAAGCCAGTCAAAAGAAATTAGCAGCTAGTAAAATTAAAGCCGATAAAAATGCAGCTGCCAATAAAGCAAAACTTGATAAAGCTGCTGCGGTATTCGATATTCAAAAGATCCAGATAGCCGCTGCGCTAAAGGGAAAGATAAGCGAAGAAGAAAAAGTACGCCTGTTACTTATGCAGGCTATTGAGGAAGGCAACGCAGATAAAGCCGAGGCATTATCTAAAAAACTTGATGAAATTCAAGCAAAAAATGCCAAGATCGCTGCAGACATTTTGGCTATTGGGAACGCCACAGACCCTTTTGCAGCCTGGGTAACAAGTTTAGATGCAGCTGCTTTAGTCCTAGGCAAGATGCCAGCCTTGCTTGATGCAGCTGGTTCGCTAACTGGTCGAGGTAAAGTTACCTTGCCTACAGGTGATGGCCTACCTGGTGGAAATACCAGCATATTCACGGATAATATGACACCTAGCGAAATTGCAGATGCGGCTACTGCTGCTGCAGATATGGCTGTTGCCGCAGCTG